CATGTGCGCCAAGTGTTCGTAGGAATCTTGCACGTTCCCTTGGCTGGTCTGGTACTCAGCCATGATGTCACCCGAATAGTGCCCAGGAATCTGGGACATGATATCCGAGTGACCAATCAAATTGTTGCGAATGTGCGAACCCATTGCACCGAATCGTTTCGGAGTTTCGTACGGGTTCGCCTTCGGCATGTGCAATGACACATCGGCAACATCAACACCGAGCTGAGCCATGTAACCATGGAGTTCATCAAGGTGTCGAGGGTTGCCACTGGACATTGTCTTGTGGAATGTTTCAGTGAAACCACCGCTGGTCAACATCTGAGCCACATGAGCGGCATCAGAAATCATGCGGTCGTTCCCGAAGTGGACCGTTTGGTCGAACTCATCTTCGGGATTGTTGTAAAGCAATTCCTGATTTGTTTCCATCCAGCCAGACGCAGCACTCATTTGGAGTTGCTGCACCATGTCTCGCTTCTTCATGCCCGCATGGAAGGTCAGGCCGTACTGCGAGCCGATTGCGGCAAGTTCGCCAGCCGACAAGCTCATGAGTTCTTTTAAACTATTAGCCATTTTCTTCTACCGGTTTGAGTTTTACACGAAGGTCGAGGATGTCGTGGAAGGTCAACAAATCCACTATCGAGTAGGTACCATCTTGCAGCTCATGGAGTTTGCAAAGGTTGCTGTCCTCGATAATGGGACGATGCAGGAAGAACTTTATATCAGGGAACAAAGACGTTAAGTCTTCTCCACTGGACCCGAATTCTTCTGCTCTGCCAGCTTGGATGCTTCCGCCTCCTCCAACTGTCTCTGTGCGTTGATTTCGAGCCCTTGCTTGAAAAAATCCAAGTAGTTAGCTTCACAAACGAACGCAAAGACTTGACACGCCAGCATCATCTTGCCGTTGTAGTGCATGTCATAAGTTGCAGTTTTGACTTCTTTGCCATCCAAGGTGGCGTAGCAGATGACTCGCTTCATCAGTTCGGTCATCACACCAGCCTCTGCTTGACGCATGAAGTGGATGATGTCACCAAACTTGTAGTTGTTCTGAATGAACGGGAAGATAGCCCCGCCAACTTTACCGACCAGCTCCAAATGCAAAGCAAGTGCAGCCGATGCCGACAACTGTCGAACACCGACCAACACTTTTTCTTCGCTATCGGGAACTGAGAACTCGCGCTGAATAAGCTCGCAAGCCATCAGGATTCTCCTAGCTTGTTAGACGCCGACTTCCGGATAAGAGCCAGTCTTAATCTGGAGGCGCTCGACGTAGACTGCCCACATGTTGGAGGTGAAGGAAACACCACGAACAATTGCGGGCTGTTGCAGGATGCAGCCGTTCACGCCATTGACGAGAACGTCGCCCATCTTGTCTACCAACTGAATCTGCATAGGAACCCACAGAGACTTGTTGCCGGACAGGCCGGTTGCTTGAGTCAGCTGTGCTTTCTCGTACAGGATTTCGTTCCAGTCTGCGGTTTGCAGAAGCGGGAACATGATGGTGCCAGACAGGTCGGCGGTAGTTGCTACCGCCAGTTTGCCATAAGCGTCCATCACCGGCAGATGTTGCGGGACGTTGCGACGACAGGTTATGACGGATTGACCAGCAGTGAAGCCATCAACCCGCGCACCATCAATCAGCAAGTCGGTGTTGTAGAAACTGTATTGCTTAATTGGACTAACCTCCGAGTTGCAAGCAACTCATTTAACTATTTCTTGCTCCGAGTCCGCAAAACGGACACTACTTGGAGATTTCACTTGAGTGAATCCTTATTGAACGAAGGTGCCGGAGACAACCGCACCTTGCAGTGCACCAGAACCGATGGCGATGAAGGAAGTACCTTCCCAGATGCGCTTGCCCTTCTGGCTTTGCAGCAACTCCAGCGGAGTGGAGATTACCTTGTAACCATCAGCGTAGAACACGCCTTCGTTGTCGTAGCCTGGAGCAATCAACCCGTTGGTGCGAGCCAGTTCCAGAGCCAGAGTAACCTGCTGGTTCACCATGGCAACACCGGTATCGGTCCAAGGAATCTTGGTGGTCGAGGTGTAGAACAGGTTGAACACGTTGTTGCGAACCTTTTGGGTCAGCCACTCAACGCCCTGCACAGTATCGAACCAAGTCCCGTCAGCCATTGCGCCATTGTAGAACATGACGTTGCCATCAACAGAAATGAACGCGTTGCCGTTGTAGCTTTGCATGGCAGCCAGCTGGCCTGAAGTCAGGTCGGCAGTGGAAATGCCCGGACCTTTCTTGTATGCCAGAATCAGCACGGAGTTCGCAACGTTGAAGTTGACGGTTGCGGCGCGGCCCAGAATGGAAATCTCGGGGTACTCGTCGCGGTTCTTCGACGCATCGAAGACACACAGGGTATTACGCAGGTTCTGGTTCTTGGCTCGGGCGAAGCTGTTGGAGGTGCCCAGCTGGAGGATGCCCGCGTCGTGGTCTGCCCAACCAAACACTTTACCACTGCCTTCACACCACTTGGCCACGGTCATTTGGTTGTCAACCGCACCGGTGATGCCGCGATACTTGCGGTCCAAACCCACGTAGAAGAAGTTCACCGGAGTGTTGGAAATCTTCGCGAGGTCGCTGGCAATGGATTGCTCGGCTTGGCCAATTACGATGACCGGGTTCTTGGCGGAGTTCAGGTTCAGAACTTCGGCCGCTTTACCAGTGGCACTGTCCACAGTGGAGTTGACGCCAGTGCTGCCAGAGGTGATGCGGAACATGCCTGCAGTTTGAGAAACACTCGCCCCAATCCCTGCTGTGGTGAAAGCAGTGGAAATCAGAGTGGCAGCAGCCGCAAGGTCCACGATGCCGGAGAAGTTCATGGGTGCGGTGGTCTTGGCCACGCCATCAACAGTGATGGTCATGGTGGCCGCAGTTTCAGCCTTCACAGTTGCCAGAACTGCCGCCACAGTCCCGGTCAGCGTACCGCTAGTTGCAGGCGTGCGGGTTTCTATGGTGATGGCACCAACCAAGAAAGTCTTGGGAGTTGGCTTCTGGCTGTACCAAGCGGTGGCAGCGGCATTGATTTCGCCAGTGGGGAAATCCGCGGAGACTTCCTTCAGGCTGTTGTAGGTGCGGACCGGATACTTCTCACCAACGGTGGGGATAAACTCTTTGCTCATGAAGAGCAACGGGCCAAACCCATCGGTGGCAACAGCATTCGGGGACACCGCAATGCTGACGTTAATCAGGTCGGAAATTGGAATAGACATTTACTTTCCTTCGACTTGGATGACTTGGTCGCCATCAATAAATACGCCACCCACAACAGCGCCAGACATGACACCAATTGGGGACAGCTCCTCTCGGAGAACGTTGAACTGCATTTGAACAGCTTGCCGAAACTCCCAGTTGGTTTCGAGCACAAGAGAAGCAAGGTTGAGCGGCTTCTTGTCCATGGCTGCAAACTTCTCTTGCTTGAGTACAGCCTGAACATCTGGGCGGTAGAACGAGTTGTCAAACTTGATGAACTCACTACCCTCCCGAGAGAACAGAATTTGGAATGTCAGTATCCGAATGCCACGGCTGCGGTACATTTCAACACCGCCAACGTCCACAATTTTGGACTCATCGAATCCTGGATTGGTACTGCTCACACACTTCACAGCGGCATACTCGCCAACTGGCCGTGGCGCACCCTCCTGCTGCATCTGGTAGGTGAAGCGGGGGATTCCAACGCAAACATCTATGATTCTTTTAATCGCTTGGATTTCGCTATCGTAAACGTCCATCACTTCTCCAGCTGCTTGGCAGCGATGACGACATAGAATCCGGCATCGGAGTAGTTGGAAACCGAAATCACTTTGTACTTGATGCCAGCAAATGTTATCAACGATTTCATCGGCATCTGGGTTCTGGAGTGTACCTGAATGAATGCTGGTTGCCGCTCACCTATTTCGGTGGCCTTCAACTGTTGTCCATTGGTTCCAGAATCTCGGTCGCCGTATGCGATTGGCGTGCAGCGAATCTGTTTAGGTGGGGAGTATGATTCCCCAACCCAGTTATTCTCGGTATCGTAGTACCCAGAAATATACAATTCTAAAGTGTGCTTTGCAGTCGTGTAGCGATTGAAAGCACGGCTTTGATTAATCATGTGACCTCTTAGGCCACACGCGGGCCAGCAAATGCCATCCGTCGCCAGCGCATGTACGCCTGACCATAGACAGTAGACATCAAGTCTGCTTCTTGGTATGGGATGGTTGAAATCATTCGGTCGCTGAATTCCACTTGGACGTCATCGACATCTGTCCGTGAAACCGGCAGCGCAGGCATTGGCGCATCGCCAGCAACAAGGTCGTCCACAGTAGACGACCAATGCGCTATCAATGCTGCTTGAGCTGGGTCATAGAAACCACACCACCGCGACTCGGCACTTCCCATAACAAGGACGGAATCCCCAGTGAGGATGTCGAACCGAGTCTGGGTCATTTCTGACATTGCTGGATAGCGTGAGACCAAATCGCTCAGTGAAATCATTTACGCCAACTTGTCGTAGAGAGCCAGCTTCGCATCTTCGGCCATACCTTTCGGGTCCAGCCCATTGGCAATCAGGGTGGCGTCGATGTCCGCCATGGTTGCTTTCGGGCGTTCCACGATGGTGAACTCGCCGGCCTTGATGGATTCCAGCAGCAGGTTTACAGTCTTGGTTTCACCAGTCTCGTAATACTCCTTAACCTGCACAGCCTTCTTGTCCATGGTGACGGGGACTTCGGATTCGATTTCCGAGACGACCTCCTTCATCACATTGACTTCGGTCTGGCTGGCGCACAGGGTTTTGAAGATGGCATCATCCAACTCGACGGTTGCGCCGCCGGGGATGTGTACCAACGCCAACTCTTGCGCTTTGGAGCCTTCCTTCTGGCGGTAGTAGAAGAACTGGGCATTGCGGGTCTGGTTGTTCTTAATTTGCATCTTGTTCTCTTTGAAGTTAGAGGCGGCATTGCTGCCGCCCAAGTGCTATCAGATACCGGAGTTGATGGAGAGCGCAGCCGGATACATGACTTGGAAACCAGCGAAGCGACCGCGACCAGGAATCTCGTAGACGAGACCGTGCAGTTGCACAGGTTGCCAAGTCAGCGGCAGCGGCTCCCGCAGACGGAAGGTGTTCATCCCGCCAGCCTTGCGGCAGACCACAATGAAGCAGTCGGCACCAGAAGCGCCGCGACCCTTGATTGCGTTCAGACCCTTGATTTTCTCGCGGGAGTTGATGAACTGGTTGTTCGCGATAAAGAACTGACCTATGGTCATGTCGCTTTGCGCGGAACGTGCAGTGTTGAAGATGTACTGCTCGTGCTCAACCGGCATCCAGATTTCTTCCGGACGCATGATTTTCATGGTGGAGCTGTACATGGCAGACACTGCGGTGGTCAGGTCGGCGATAACTTCGGTCGGTTGCTTCAGCGCCCACTTGGTGGGAGTACCGGCACCAGCACCAGCAGCAACGTTGGCTTTGGTGATGTCCGGATGGTCGAAGAACCCGACGAAACCGTTGGCCGCATCACCGTACCAAGCGGTAGAGTTCACGTACTGCTCGTAACCGCGAGTTGCGGCCATGGCCTTACGAGCTTCCAGCGGGAGGCCAGTTACGGAGGCAGCGGCAACTTCGTCGATGTCGTAGTCGTAGGCAGTGCCAACAGACTTGACGGTGATGGAGTATTCCTTGCCGGAGAGGCTGGACTTCGGCAGGTCGGTTGCTCGGGCGTTGATGACCTGAGCTTTGCCAACGTGGTTGTAGGAACGGTAGGTCAGGGTAGTTACGCCCGGGCCGCCGGTGGTATCCACACCGAAAGCTTCACGCGCTTCCAGTTCCGGATACAGGGTGTCATAGGTTTGAGCTTCGATGAACTCAAGCTGGCGCTGGAAGAACACAGCATTGTCATCGTTCAGAACGACGGTGCCGGCATCTTGAATTCGTACCAGCGCATCGTCCAGCTCAAATTCAGAGCCGTCGAGCAGTTTTACCATCTTAGGCATTCGGATTTCCTTAGGAAATTGTTACGACACAGGCTGTGGAAGTAATCTTCGTCGGTGTCGGAGTTGCGGAGTCGGTGACTTCGCAGGTATAGGTTGCAGCATCCCCCGCCGCAGCGGTTGCAGTGACACTAATGCTGGCAGTTGTTTTACCAGCAATGACAGTGCCACTCTTTTTCCAGACATAGGAAAGAGTTCCGACACCACCAGTTGCCACCACAGCCAAATCCAAAGGCACACCAGTCGCAACTGTCTTGGTTGTTGCCAAGTCAGTTGTGAAGACTAGCGCAGGAGCAGGGGCTACGGCTTTGGGCCAACGAGGATGACCATGACCGGGATTACGTCACCGGCCTTGGCCGGGAACCGCAGAGCCTTGACGTTGGTAGCTTTGGTGTAGCCAGCAGCCACGCCACCGAAACCGCCAGTTGCAGAGATACCGATGTTGGCATCGGTGATGGCGGTGACCAGCTTGACCATGACCGGGCCGTCCATCATGACAGCCAGCGGCTGACCTTTGGGAATCAGGACGGTGCCGTCACCGGGACGGGTCTTGGATTCCAGCTTGAGTTCACGCATGGTGATGCCGAGGATTTCGCCAACATTGTGGCCAACTTTGATGGTGTTGGAGGCAACACCTTGCTGAACGGCAACGCCGTATTCAGACATTTCGGCATCGACGCTGTAGGTCAGCCGTTGGGAGTTGGTAGTGGCCAGACCATACTGTTCGCCTGCGTAGGCTTCACCAGTGTTGATGGACCAAGTTTGTACGGGCATGTTGATACCTTACTTGTTGTAACGTTCTTTGCGACGCTGCAAAGCTTCATCGCGGGGGCTGGGCTTGCGTTCGACAACACCTTCTTTGGAGGTGTGCTGCATGGAAATGTTCAGGGCATCACTCAGGGTGACGCTTCCGGCATCTTCCAGTGCAACTTCGAATCGCGCTTCGATGTAGGCATCGCTCTTGCTGGACACATCAGCGTCCAGAAGTTTTGCTACAACAGTTCGGCGGATTTGCGAGTCGGTCTGGCCGGAGAAATCCATGTCAACATAGCCATCACCCAGACGGGCAATGTTGGTCAACATGTTCATGCGGCTTTCGACACGCTCTTCAACCATGGTCTGTATTTGTTCGTCGGTCAGACGTACAGACTCGGCATCAACCAGACGTTGCTCCAGCGTGACGGTCTTGTCCTTGAGCGCATCACGTTCAGCTTCGAGAGCTTCGTAAACGGTGCGGTCGACAATACCAATCTCTTCGCCGGAGTCGCCAATGCGGGTGGTTTGAGCACGGGCATTGCGGACAATTGCGAAGTGGTTTGCCTTGATAGAGACTTTGTCGAAGTCTGCTTCGCCATCTGTGCAAACTTCGAGTTCGCAGGTGGCACCGAGGCTCACTTGGTCGTAACCGGCATCAACGAGTTTGATGGTTGCACCATCGTTGATAACCACATGGCCAACCAAGTGAGTGCCGTCGGCAGAAGGCAGACCTTCGAGGAAACCCTTTTGGAGTTCCTTGTTGTTGCCGATGTCCACATCATCTTTGGGATGGTTGACGGTCAGCGGGATGGAGCGGCACGAGTCAATCGTGGCTTGGTCAAACAACACTTCGGGACGGGTGCGGACGCGGCACACCTTCTCAGGCAGAAGGTGTGCGGCAATAGCGCCCAACTCTTTGGCTTTGTACAGCATAATGCCGCAACGAGCCAGAGTTACCGGAGCAATCATTTCACCAGAATCACGAAGGATACGCGCAGACGGAATGGTCATGCGGTCGTGCAACAGTATTACGCTGTTGCTGACCGAAGCCTCATCATTGAGTTGTACCTTATGACTTGGAATCACTTGGACTACCTTGTGTTGGTGGATTCTTTGGAGGTGCACCGATGGCACACTCTCCGAATATTCTGGAATGGGCAACAATACTGTTGGCAGCTTCACGTGTGATAGTGCCATTGGCGACCAGAAGGTCTAATGCTGTTGCAACATTCACAGCACGTTCCGCCCTCTCCACATTGGATTCGGGGAAGATGTCACACCATTCATAGGTGTACTCCTCGATACCAAAGTGCGCTTGGACAATTGCATCTATGACACACAAACGTGGTTCAAAGATGGTAGTCTGCAAGCCTGTCAGCAAGTCGATATAGTTGACAAGGTCAGATTCGCCCGTCGCGTTCATACCGTCTGGAGATGCAGAAAGGAAACGTGTTGCCGGAATACCAACTGCCGCTGCGACAATCTTGAGGTATTCCCAGATTAAATCTTTTACGCCGGATAGCGCAATCGACTTGGTATCGTACTTCTCAGCTTCATCAAGTATGAGAACATTATAAATGCTCTTCGCCAACTTCATGAGCCGGAACCGCTTCAGGACCGCCTGCTCACCTTCCGGGCTCGTACAAAGCGATTGCAAACCAGCTACAGTAACAACGTCAATAGTTGCTTCCTGTGCCAAGTTCGCCGCTGCCGCAGCCGTGGTGTAGAATTGGTCAATGGTTTTCATCAGTGGTATCAACACCGAATCTGAATACCACATGTTTCTCTGGAACTCGAACAACGGAAGTTCGGTGCCTTCGAAACGCAGAAACCGCGAATGGTGAATCATCCCGCTGTAGCCTGACAGGGTGTAGAACTCTGGCAAACCGTAGTGAGGACTCAGCGCATCCAGTACCATAGTACCAGCCGCATACATTCGAGAGCGGTCAACAACTCTCAGGGATTTGATACATCCCTTCTTCAAGTTGTCAAGACGCAGTGGGGTGTCGAGCTTGCCAGTACCTTTGATATCCAGCAGCACAAACGAAGTCCCATAGAGTCGAGCCCATTGATATGCCTCACGGAACAGGTGACGGATACGAAGTTTCTTATCCGCCAGCCGACCCTCTTCGGAGTCAATGTGCCGCCACTTTCGAGTCATGTCTTGAGGAATAACGGTGCAAACTTTCTGACTCACCCAGTCCTCACGGAAGCGGTTCATCAGTTGACGGTAGTCAGCATTTTTGTTGGAGAAAGTCCAACGGTTATGCTCCGCCTTATCCTTTTCACCACCAAGTCCGGATACTATATTCTCCAGACCATCCGCAAGCTTAGTCTTTCGGAAAGCGTTAGACTTTCCAACGTGCGAGTCTTGTTTGGGATTCACTTACTTTCTCCCGAGGATTGCACCATTACTTTTGACAATGCGAACACTGTCGGAAGCTTCGATGCGAAGATTTGCCTCATGGCGAAACCTTTCCGCATCCAAGTTGCCTTTGCAAGGCGCTGCCTCGATAGTGCAGAGGATGTTACCCAACAGGTCTTGCACCTGAATGG